CTTCCGCGTGGTGCCGCGACTGCCTGTCGAAGATGGTATCCATGCTGCGCGGCTCCTAATACCGCGCTGTTACTTCGACCGTGACAACTGCCGCGAGGGGCTGGAAGCACTCAGGCACTACCACCGATCTTATAACGAACGGACCCGACAGTTCCGCGACCAGCCCGTGCATGATTGGTCAAGCCACGCTGCTGATGCATTTCGCACCGCTGCGATTGGACTTGAGACACAACGACTAGCAAACGGCAAGCCACCGCAGCGCGACGCGCTGATGAGCTATGACCCCTACAAATATGAAGGAGCCAGACTGTGAGTTTTTTCGCCCCTGAACCGCCCAAGCCACCGCCCCCGCCGCCCATTCCGCCCGTTCCGCCTGACCCGCCAATCAAGCCGAAAGAGGCCAAAGAATCGAAGCGCGTTGAACGTCAGGCACGTCGCAAACGTGGTTTGCGTCAGGCAAACGTCACAGGCGGCATGGGTCTGACGACCGAGGCGCCAACCACGAAGAAGACACTGCTGGGACAGTAGAATGGATGATCCGCGCGCGTCAGCGTTAATGAAGCGATACAAGACGCTGCAAACTAATCGCAGCCACTGGGAATCCCATTGGCAGGAGCTGGGCGATTACGTTTGCCCACGCAAGGCCGACATCACGAAGAAGAGAACCGGTGGCGATAAACGCACCGAGTTGATCTTTGACGGCACCGCGATACATGCGGCCGAGCTGATGTCTGCCAGCCTGCACGGTATGCTGACGAACGCGGCGACTCCGTGGTTTGATCTGCGCTACGAAAACGACGAGCTGAATGGTGACGACGAGGCTAAGGAATGGCTCGAAGGCGCGACCGATGTCATGTATCAGCATTTGGCGCGGTCAAACTTCCAGGAGCAGATCCACGAACTTTACTCGGATCTGGTCACATTTGGCACCGGCGTGATCTTTATTGAGAACGATGACGATGATGGTTTCCGGTTCAGCACTAGGCACATAGCCGAGGTGTATGTATCGGAAGATGAACAGGGGCGCGTTGATACGGTTTTTAGAAAGTACAAGACCACGGCGCGCGCCGCCGTGCGGCAGTTTGGTGAGCAACAGGTCACACAACGCATATCCAAGCTGAACACAGATGATCCTTACGCAGAGATTGAACTGCTGCACGTCGTTATGCCGCGCGAAGATCGTGACCGGCGCAAACGCAACGCGGTCAACAAACCGTTTGCAAGCATTTATCTGGACCCTGGCGAGAAGATGATCATTGGCGAAAGCGGTTACGATGAGTTTCCGTACTGCGTGCCAAGATTTCTAAAGGCATCGTTTGAGATCGGCTACGGTCGCTCGCCAGCAATGACGGCGCTGCCCGACACCAAGATGGTCAACAAGATGTCCGAGATTGTCATCAGGGCATCACAACTGCAGATACATCCGCCGCTGATGGTGCCGGATGATGGTTTCATGTTGCCTGTGCGTACCACGCCCGGCGGTCTGAACTTTTACAGGTCAGGCACCAGAGACCGGATCGAGCCGCTCAACATCGGCGCTAACAATCCGCTGGGTGAGATGCAGCTGGAACAGCGCCGCCAGGCAATCCGCGCGGCGTTCTACGTTGATCAGCTGATACTCGGCACCGGGCCGCAGATGACAGCCACAGAGGTTGTGCAACGAACTGAAGAGAAGATGCGCCTGCTTGGGCCTGTCTTGGGACGCCTGCAAGCCGAGTTGCTGCAGCCGCTGATCGGTCGCTGCTTCGCAATCCTGTCAAGGCAGAAGGCGTTTGCTGCCGCACCGCCCATGCTGCGCGACGGCAACATTGACATCGAATATGTGTCACCGTTGGCGAAGGCACAGCGCACCGGCGACGTGCAGGGTATCCTGCAGATGATCGAGTTCTTAATGCCGCTGATGCAGCTTGATCAGGGCGTGGCCGACTACCTCGATATGGACGGCCTTGCCAAGCACATAATTAAGGTCACCGGCACGCCTGCGACCGTGGTGCGTGGTGAGGGTGAGGTTTCCGGCATCCGCGAGAACCGCGCCGCTGCCATGCAGCAAGAGCAGGAACTGATGGCCGCACAGCAGGTAGCCAGCGCGGCAGGCGAAGCCGCACCGGCACTGCGCGCGGTAGATGAAACAGAGATTGGTCAGGAACTGATTGAAGGCGCCGCATGACGCCGAAAGAACTACGCCAGCTCTACCGCACCGTTTTGATGAGCGAGGACGGCGAAAAAGTGCTGGAGGATCTGAGCGCGCGCTTTGGTCTGTGGAAATCGAGCTACACGCCCAACTCGGACGAGACGGCGTTTAGAGAGGGGCAGCGCGATGTGGTGCTGTTTCTTCACAACTTTATCAAGGAACAACAACCGAAGGAGTAAGTAGATATGTCTGACGAACAGGTAGCGGAGGTCGCGGAAGCGGAAACCCCGTCTGGAGGAGAAGACTGGAGATCGATGATCTCTGAAGATTTGCGAGCCGACGCATCGCTGCAGCATATTGGTTCAATCGATGCGATGGCAAAAAGTTACATTAACGCGCAGAAGATGGTTGGCGCTGAGAAGCTGGCGATACCCGGCAGCTGGGCGACCGAGGAAGACTGGGATCTGGTTTACAACAAGCTGGGCCGACCGGCAGAGGCTGGCGACTATGATCTCGGCGACATGTCGGGCGATATGGCGGACTGGTTCCGAGAGGCAGCGCATCAGTCAGGACTGTCTGATCGACAGGCGCAAAAACTTGCAGAAGCATATGACGAGTTTGCAGGTCAGGCGACGGTCATGTCAGAGGAAGCGATGGAGACCCACCGCGAAAATATCGAGTCTGAACTGCGGCAGGAATACGGCGGCGAGTTTGATGACAAGATGGTCCGCGCGAATGAGCTGCTTCGCGAGTTTGATGCGCCAGACCTGACAGAGATACAGCTTGCCGATGGTAGCCTGCTTGGTGACAACCCCGAGCTGGTACGGCTCATGGTCAACATCAGCGACTATGTTGCCGAGCAGATCAGCGAGGATGGACTGGCAGGCAGAGACAGCCGCCCCGGTTTGAGCGATGAGGACTTGCAGTCGCGCATGTCAGAGATGACGGCGAAAAACTCGCCGTACTGGGAGCGAATGCACCCCGACCATGATCGTGTGGTCAATGAGGTTTTAAGATTACGGGAACAGTTACATGGAGAATGATGAGCTGCGCCTTGAATGTTTGCGCCTTGCCGTGGAGTTTGGCAGCGCGCGTACGATAAACGATCCAGTCGCTCTCGCAGAGAGTTATGTGTCGTTTGTAAAACCCGCTGATAAGCCTAAGTCGGCCCAGCGGCGCAAGCCTGTGAGAAAGGCGGACCAGTCGGCCTAACCGACAGTGAGCCAGGCGCAAGCCTGATAACCCACGCAAACATCTCAACATCAACTGTAGGAGCATTGAGTCATGAGTACTCAAGTGAATACGGCGTTCGTCAACCAGTTTAGTGCGAACGTCTCTATGCTCTCTCAGCAAATGGGATCTTTGCTGAGAGGGGCCGTTGACGTCGAAAGCGTCACCGGCGAGAAAGCCTTTTTCGATCAAATCGGAGAAGCAGCTGCGGTTGCGCGCACGTCGAGGCACGGGGATACACCCTTAGTCGAGACACCGCACAGCCGGAGAATGGTCAGCCTTACTTCGTATGAGTGGGCCGACCTTATCGACGATGCTGACAAAGTCCGCATGTTGATCGACCCAACGTCCTCGTATGCCCGTGCGGCAGCGGCGGCGATTGGTCGGGCAATGGACGATGCCGTCATCGACGCCCTTGGTGGCACTGCAAAGACTGGCAAGGAAGGATCGACTTCGACCTCGTTCCCTTCAACCCAGAAAATTGCACATGGGTCAGGTGGCTTGACCATTGCTAAATTGGTTAACGCTAAGAAGCTCTTAGATGCCAATTCAGTAGATCCATCGATCAAGCGATTTATTGTAGTATCGCCTGAGCAGATTGAAGACCTGCTCAATTCGACCACTGTTACTTCTTCGGACTTCAACACCGTCAAGGCGTTGGTCCAAGGTGACATAAATACGTTTGTCGGGTTCGAGTTTATAGTATCGAACCGTTTGAAAGTTGACAGCACGCCTTCGCGCCTTTGCTACGCATTTGCGCAAGACGGCATCAAACTTGCAATCGGTAAGGACATAATGGCTCGCATCGATGAGCGCAGTGACAAGTCTTATTCAACGCAGGTGTATTACTGCGCCACGTTTGGTGCCACCCGCATGGAAGAAGACAAAGTCGTTGAAATAGCGTGCAACGAGTAAGGGAGG